CCGACGCCGCTGGCGATACCGCTGGCGATCTGTCGTTCCTGATCACCTACGTCGTGGACTAACAGGATTGGGGGAAGTGGCGCTCGCGCTTCCCCCTACTCCACCAAATGCCGGCGACCGTAAGTTATTGAAAATAAACCATAATTCATCGGATCCGAATAAGTAACGAGTGCGTTCTTACATCGAAAATATTCTAACCCCGGCGCAAGCGGAAACGCTCACCGGGTTCAGCGGCAAAGTTCCCTTTGACCTTGCTCCGGTTGCGAATGTTATTGCACCGATGCTGCAGCTGGGCGCGGCGATTACGCCCGACAGTTACGCCCGCGTCGAACAGAAACAAGACGGACACGACTGGCATTTCGACACCGGCGACACGGGGCACATGCCCTGGTGTGAATTTTCTGCGTCGGTTTTGTTAACCCCGCCGGATCAATTCAGAGGTGGCGTGTTTCAATTTGCCAACCCGCCGGAGGAACACCTGGCGCATTACCTGGACGCGATCATCTACACGTCCGACGAACTCCACCGGGTGTTGCCGCACCACGGTAACCGAAAAGTTTTGCTGTGTTTTTTAGGAGCCCACAATGGCGAGTGAAGTCGACATCATCAATAGTGCGCTAAACATGGTCGGCGCAAGCAATATCATTGCACGCGCAGAAGATTCAAAGTCCGCGCGCATTACTAACCAGCGCTATGACTACATCCGTGATGCCGTGCTGCGGGCCCACCCCTGGAACTGCGCGATCTCCCGCGCGACCATTGCAGCCGACGCCGACTCGCCGACGTTCGGCTTTACCAACCAGTTTACATTACCGACTGACCCGTATTGTCTGCGCGTGCTGCGCCTTGAGTATCTCGACATCGACTTCCGCGTCGAAGGCCGCAAGATCCACTGCGACGAAGATACAATAAAAGTCATTTTCATCTCGCGCGTTACCGACCCCAACGAGTATGACCAGTTACTGATCGAAACCATCGCCGCGCGTCTGGCTGCAGATTCAAGTTATGCACTTGCGCAGTCCAGCACCCTGACGTCGACGATGTGGCAGCTGTACGAAAACAAACTGTCGGAAGCGCGCTTCATCGATGCGACGGAAGGAACCCCTGGTGCCATCCAGAGTGTCACTGTCAGCGGCTCGATCCAGGCTGACACTCTCGTCAATGCGAGGCTGTAGATGGCGCGTGCCAATTTTGCGTTCACCAATTTCACCGCGGGGGAACTAAGCCCTCGCCTGACTGGCCGCACCGACCTGTCGAAGTACTTCAACGGATGTGAAACACTAGAGAACTTTCTGATCCATCCTCACGGTGGCGCAACGCGTCGCCCAGGAACCCGGTTTGTTGCCGAGGTGAAAACCAGTTCGGCACAGACTCGCCTGATCCCGTTCCAGTTTAATGTCACCCAGGCGTACATACTGGAGTTTGGAAACAACTACTTCCGCATCTACAAGGACGGCGGGCAAGTACAGTCGGGATCTCCTGCAGCTGCGGTAGAAGTCACGACGACCTACGCGACAGCAGACCTGGCCGCACTCAAGTTTTCACAGTCCGCCGACGTGATGTATGTCGTCCACCCGGACAAACCAGTGCGCAAAATTGCGCGGACCTCGCACACGGCGTGGACAATCACCGACGTTGATTTTAAGCGGGGCCCGTTCCTCGATGCCAACACGACAGCTACTACTTTGACTGCCAATGGCCGGACGGGATCGGTGACGATTTCAGCCAGCGCCGTGACCGGCATCAATAGTGGGGGTGGATTTACGGCAAGTGATGTAGGCCGTCTGGTCAAGCTGCACCACGGGTATGCGAACATTACCGCGGTTGGCAGCACCACCTCGGTCACTGGAGCGGTGCAGGAAAACGATGTCTTCGATACTGAACTAGAACCGACCTACGCAAGCAACACCATCTCTTTCTCCGAGGGCGACCCGTCGAGCACCGGCCTGGAACACAACGATCGCATGGTGGACAGTGCGAAGGCGTTTGTCTCCCAGGGCTTCAAGGACAACATGGAGATCACGGTCACCGGGGCATCGACCGGCGCAAATAACACCGATTATCTAATTGTAAAAGCGACCGAGGACACGCTCTTGCTGGCCCCGAGTGACGACGTGGTGACAGAAGCAGCAAGTGCCACCATTACGGTCGTCGGCAAGCTGGTTGCAGATGATGAGTGGGCGCTGGGCGCGTTCAGCCCGGAAACGGGCTACCCCTCCAGTGTGTCTTTCTACGAGCAGCGCCTTACTTTCGCGGGAACGAGCGAACAGCCGCAAACGGTATATTTCAGTGTCTCCGGTGACTTTGAAAACTTCACCGCGGGCACCGACGACGACAGCGCTTTGGTGTATACGCTTGGCTCAAACCAGGTCAATGTAATAAGATTCCTGTCTAGTTCCAGATCCTTGCTGGTGGGAACCAGTGGTGGAGAGTTTGTTGTAAGAGCAGGGGGCGCGGACGAACCGATCACGCCGAAAAACATACAGATCAAACAACAGTCGGCATTTGGATCGGCGGACGTGCAGCCGGTACAGTGCGGCAATGCGGTCCTGTTCCTACAGCGAGCCTCACGAAAAATACGCGAACTTGTTTACGATTTCGACACCGATGGGTATATCGCTCCTGACCTGACCATCCTTGCGGAACACGCAACCGAGGGTGGCATCAACGAGATCGCCTACGGCCAGGAACCAGACAGCGTTGTCTGGATGGTCCGCAGCGATGGTGTACTGCTTGGCATGACGTACCGGCGCGAGGAGCAGGTCGTCGCCTGGCACCGCCATGTGATCGGCGGTGTGTCCGGCGCTGCGACGGTGACGGTGACAGACTATGCAAACATTGCGGTCGGCAGCACAATAAAATTGACAAAGTCCGACGGAACCTCGGTGACCTTTACATCGGAGGCCAGCAGCGGTGATGCACCCGCAGAGACACTGGGTTGGAGACCGAACGAAAGCAACGACACAACAGCGGACAACATTTACACGGCGATCAACGCACACGCAGATTTCACGGTGGCGAACCCCGGGGCAAATGTGGTGACGATCGAAGAAACTGCGCGCCCGGGCGTAGGCTACCTGACTGTGACCACTTCCGATGCAACGCGCCTTGCGGCAACAAGCCAAAGCCATGCCCTGGTGGAAAGCGTCGCCAGCATTCCCGGCACTGCCGAAGATGAACTTTGGATGATTGTGCAACGCACCGTCAACGGCTCGACCACACGATTTATTGAATACATGAAAAGCTTTGACTTTGGTTCGGACATCGAGGACGCCTTTTATATCGACAGCGGGCTCTCCTACTCTGGGTCTGCGGCAACGACATTGTCGGGGCTGACCCACTTGGAAGGCGAGCCGGTTGCCATTTTGGAAGAAGGGAGCACGCACCCTGATCGAACGGTTGCCTCGGGGGCCATCACGCTCGCACGCTCGACAACGAAAGCGCACGTCGGCCTGAAATTCAACAGCACGTTGCAGACAATGCGCATCGAGGCCGGTTCGACTATCGGAACGGCGCAGGGGCAGATTAAGCGTATTGATGAAGTTAACCTCAGACTCTACCGATCGGTGAATGCACTGGTCGGGGGCTCTACCGCCAACCTCGATCGCATTCCGTTCCGCTCGGGGGCGGATGCAATGGATGTCGCAATCCCGATGTTCAACGGCGACAAGGAAATTGAAATGCCGGTCGGGTATGACCAGGACGGCTATGTTGTGGTCCGGCAGGACTTACCGCTGCCAATGACTGTCATTGCCATTCATGCGCGCGTCCAGACATACGACTGATTACCGCCTGGTGCCGTTCATTACGGAGCACGCTGACGATTTGTGGAAACGTCCCGGCCCCCTCGCCTACGCGGAACGCGGGGCAGGAATGAAACGGGAACTTGTGGCGCGTATGGCGCAGCTGGGCCATTCATTCAGTCTGCTAACCAACGGGCACCTTGTTGCAAGTGGTGGGGTCTACCCCATTTGGGAAGGCATGGGCGAGGCTTGGTTTATTGGGAGCGAGTTGGTGAAGCCACACCGCCGCCGGGTCATCACGCAGCTGCGGGAACACATCGACGAGTTGACGACCGACAATAATTATAAACGCGTGCAGGCAACTGCACGCACCGACTTCAAAGTCGCACAACGGTTTCTGGAGTTCCTCGGGTTTGAGCGTGAAGGTTTGATGCGCCGCTACGGCCCCGACGGCGCGGATCATTATTTATATGCGAGGTTAACGTAATGGCAGTTCTAGCACCGGCCCTTCCTTGGATATCAGCGGGGTTGTCCCTTGGCGGCACTTACATGCAAATGCAGGGTGTCCGTGCTCAAGGCAGGGGCCAGCCACAAGCTGCCTTATTCAATGCGCAGATCCATGAGCGCAATAAGAAGGTTGCCGAACAACAGGCCGAGTGGCGAAAATTCACCGGCGCAACCGAGGTTCTTCGGTTCCGTGACGAGTTTGCAGGCTTCCAGGGAACGCAGCGGGTCGCGCTTGCCGGGTCTGGTGTCTCCCCTGACACTGGCACTGGGCGCTTGCTGCAGGAAGAGGCGGCGCGTGAAGCCGACCAGGAAATTGCCATGATGGAGATGCAGGCCGAAACGGATGCAATGGGGTTCCGCGAGAAGGCGATCAACCAGGGGCTCGCTGCGGATCTGGGAAGGCTCTACGCAAGAAACTACCGCACAGCCGCGAGATACAGAGCGCAGGCCGCGATGATTTCTGGCGTATCCAAGAGCGCCTACTTATTAGCATCGGCTTAATTGCATGAAAATACCATCCTACCGACACCGGACCGGGTTGCCAAAAATGGCACCCGGACAGTTCCTTACCACCACCGCCGACCCCAATAAATTGGGGATGCCAGGCGCTGCAGCTGCGCAGAGAGGGGCTGCAGTTCAAGCCGAAGGCTTGCGGTGGTTCGGGCATCTGCTGCAATCCCAACGCGCGACGGAACAAGCAGCCAACGAAAATGAGTTCGAGACTTCTGTCCGGCAAGGGTTCGCTAATATTGACGCCACCACACCAGAGGATTACGCCCCGGTAGGGTCGCCGTTGGGCACAACGAGGGGGAGCCCGGGTGCTTATATGAGCGCTACCAATCGGCAGCGCAATCATGTAACGGCTTTGCGCGATACAGCGCAAAAGCAAGCTATGGCAATCGTGGACCCAGTGGTGCGCCGTAGATTTCTTACGGCGGCGAGTAAACGCATCTCCAGCGTCACTCCAGAGATCAATTCTAAAATACAGGCGCAGTTTAGGGATTATTCGCAGGCAACATTTGCTCGCCGTCGGGGCCAGGCACTCAATAACATTGTAAGTGTTCCCCCAGGCGGCGTGCGCAATAACATGATTGAGGACTTTATCGGCACTATTGTGGAAGAGGGTCGCCAAGGATTCTGGACCGAAAAGCAAATTACTGCTGCCATCGTTAAGGCACACAGCGACATTGATCTGACACAAGCGCGCAGGGATCTTGCGGATGAAAAGAGTTATGAGGGCAAGATAAAAATACTGAAGCGGCTGGACACGGGCAAGTACGAAAAGGAGCATCCAGACGCGGGCCAGCCAGCCTACCCAAATCTTGACATAAAGGACCGCGGTGTTCTTGCAGGACGCGCTATCACGCAGGCTGATACAGCTGCAGCTGCCGCGGTGCGTGCGGAAGCCTTGAGAGTAAGGTTAGAGGATAAAGCGGCGAAGGATGCCCGTGAGAAGAGAGAGCAGACTATAGGCGAGGAAATAGATGCCGCCAGAGTGGCGGCAATGACAGACACCCGTGATTCAAATGGCAATCTCGTCGACTCTGACGGCGTTCCAGTCACGCAGTGGTCTGTTGCAGAGATACTGTCTATTAACAACCGCGAGTTAGACGGCGATGCGCGGCAAAGGCTTTTGCAGCGGCTCCAGGGAGAGGATCTGATTGTCAATGATGGTGCGCACCTTGAACTAACCGATGCTATATATGATGCCTTTACCGAAAGAGAGCTAGACGACGTCGAGGCAAAAATCCGCGATTGGCATAACCGCAATATCATCGGGTTTAAGTCAAGGGATCATCTGACAGACCAACTCGAAAAGGCGCGGGGAAAGACACCGGGATTTGAGGAGCAAAAAAGATATCGTGGTTATCTCAGGGGTTTGATGCAGCGGATAGGAGTGGAAGCGTTCGGCGCGCTGTTCGCGGGCCTTGCACCGGCGGAAGATCCAAAAATATCGGCTAGTCGCGCAGAGATGTTTTTTGATGAACGACTTCGTCTGGGCGATCGTCCAGCTGCAGCATTCCATGCGGCTGCATCTGCTTACGTTAATTTTGGCAAGCGCAGTTCTGTTGCAGAAAGCTTCCTGATTACAATGCCGCCATCTCTGCAAAAAATACTCAAGTTTGACCCTGCTAATCCTGAAGTTGAGTATGACATCGAGACACTAACAACCGCTGATACGGCGGCCGCGTGGGATGAGTGGGTGCGTTTGAGCGAGGGAGGTCTGCAAGAGATACCTGGCGCTCTCGACCTTGAAAAAGTGAAGGAGGTGCGCCGTAAGGGTCAACTATCGGAAGAGGATGTGCGCGGTCTGGGGTTGTCCGAACGTGACCGCATAACCTTCCGCGACCTCTACGCCTCTGAAAACGCGCTAGAGATGATTACCGGGTGGGTGACTAAACCCGGGCCAGTGTCTGAATCTGATACTGGGGACACTATAACCGATCCCGTCCTTCCTGCACTGACAGAAGACGATCCCGTCCTTCCTGCACTGACAGTTGACGATAACGCGTTCGAGCGGCTGTTGAAAAAGCTTTTCGAGGGTGCCAAGAGTTTGGGTTCTCCGTCTACGGTAAGGGACTAGCAGATGTTGTTGATCGATACGAGAGCGGCCTTGGAAAACCGGGCCACCGGCTCTGACCCTGTCGGTGATTGGACAGTTAATAACCAGGAGCGCCAGCGTTTGCATAATTCGCGTACTGCGCAGAAAGCACGCGAGCAAGGCATCGACATTGATATCGCGATGGAGGCAGATGCGCCTGTCATGCCACCAACGGATAACAAAGCACAAGAGATTGATGACAGCTACTTGCTCAGTAATACGGAGCTTGACGCTTCCGACTTTGCCCCGCCGCTGAACCAACAAAAGGGCCATGTGTGGAACACAGCATCGCAGGAATTGCACGATTGGCACTTCAAGGTCGGACGGTACGAAGAGGACAAGACCGGCAAATACTTCAATAAAAATTGGCTGGCGCAGAACCCTAAAGAGGTATCGCAGTTTGGTCTGGAGTGGGGGGGCGTTGCGCTGTACTCCGACACGGGTAACGTGAATATGCTGTCACAGTTACTCGATGGCGAGGACGAATTGCCGGATAGTGTGGCTATGGCGCAGCTTATAGTGCTTGGAGAATATGACAAGTTACCGGCAGGAACCTGGGCTGGCACCTTTCGGATGATGCGCCACATGGCTGCCAACCCTACAACATTTGGAACCTTTGGTAGCCTGTCACTTATTCGTAACCTGGCAGTGCGGGGTGGGAAAAAAGGACTAGCGAACAGTCTTCGCCGGCGTCTGTGGGACAATCTATTGAGCAAAGCGGGGATTACAGGGCGTGCGGCGCTGAAGTATGGCACCATCCCTACGGAGACTGCATTGATCGGCGCTTTTTTTGACCACGTCGGGCAGCGCGCACGTTGGGATGAAGAACAACTGGGGCCGTTTCAGCCAAACTGGCAGCAGACTATGATGGTGGCAGGGGCTGCTGGTGCTGTAGGCGGTGCAATCCAGGGG